CAACGGCGGTGGCAACTACAACAACACCACCAATGCCGGAGTGTTCTACAGCAACGGCAACAACAACACCCGCACGAACACGAACACGAACATCGGCTTCCGCGCCGCTCTGCCTCAAACAAAAGGGCAAGATTACCAGCGCCCACGGACGCTGGTACAGCGGACCACCGCAAGGCGGTCCATTCCATGAGGCAAAGGATCCGTCCCCCTTGCCGAAAGGCAGAAAAGTAAAACGGCGGCGGTAGGCGGGACGGCTCCAAACCATTCCGCCTCGTAAGTCCGGCAGTAGGCAATCGAACCCTGAGCCGCCGCGAAAATTTTATGTCAATTCGGAACGTCTACGAGGAAACGACTTCTTTTTACTCCCTGCTCCAGGCGGAACATGACGTGACAGCCGGGAAGGGAGAGAAGCGGGATGTCCTGCTTTTTGAACAGGACCTGGAGGGAAACCTTCTCGCCCTGAGCGCAGACCTTCGGAATGGCCTGGTGCCAAAGGTCAAATACAACAGCTTCTACGTTTACGTCCCAAAGACCCGCAAGGTGATCTACATCGATTACCCGAACAAGATCATCCAAAGGGCCGTATACAACACCATCAACCCGCGCCTGAACAAGGGCTTCATTTCGGACACCTACGCCTGCATCCCCGGACGGGGCCAGCTGGCGGCGATGCTCCGGGTGAAGCAGTGGATGGAAAACACCAGGCTGAACCCAGGGGAATGGTACGTCTACAAGTTCGACGTCGCAAAATTCTTTTACAGGATTGACCACGACAAGCTGATGGCGCTCCTCCACCACAAGATCGCAGACCGGCAGATGGTGGACCTCCTGGAGTATTACATCCGAAACACAGGGATGCCATTCGGCCTCCCGCTGACCGATAACCAACAGGACCCGACAGAGCCGGATGCGCTCTATTCCGTAGGCATCCCGATAGGCGGCGGACTGAGCCATACCCTCGGCAACCTTTACCTCGACCCGCTGGACCAATACGCGAAGCGGGTCCTGGGCGTCAGGCAATACGCCCGGTACATGGATGACATCATCATCATCGACAACAGCAAAGAGCGGCTCAAGGAAGCCGGGAAGCGAATGGAGGATTTTCTGAACGAGAAACTCCTCCTGGAGTTCAACCGAAAGACCGCCCTCCGGCCAGCCCGTCTCGGCGTGGAGTTTGTCGGCTGCGTGATCTACGATGACCACGTCCACCTTCGGAAAAGCACCACGCTCCGCATGAAGCGCCGCCTCTCCGAGGTGGAGCAGGAATACAACGCCGGATTGATCACGCTGGAGAACGCAAGGCAATCCGCCAACTCATACCACGCCATGCTGAAACACGTAGACATGGACCGCTTCGAGGAAAAGCTATGGGCCAGCTTCGTGCTGACCAAAGGGGACCTCAAAGAGGCCAAAGCCCACCCCACCCTATACATTGAGGACAGATAAAATGACCCCTGAACTTTTTCAAGCCCTCTGCGACATCATCGATGCCCAGAGCCGAATGATCCGGCAGCTGCTCGACCTCCTCTGCCAGCACCAGGCGGTGGAGGATTACGAGCGGGAAATGGAACAGCGGGGCAAAGAATACGCCGCCCTCATTCGCGGTCAGGGAGGGAGGTGAAGGAAATGGACAGTGTGATCAGCTTTACCACGGCCCAGCTTTTCGCCGGGATCCTCGCCATCTGCGCCGGGATCTCCTGCGTGGCGGCAGCCATCGGCTGGGTGGTCAAAGGCATCCAGGCCGCAAAGGCCCCGGCCAAACGGCTCGAAGATCGGGTCACAGCCCTGGAGAAGCAACAGGAAGAACATCAAACGTTTTTCAAAAACGACAAGGATCGCTTGGATGCGATAGAGGAAGGGAACCGGGTTACCCAAAGAGCAATCCTCGCCCTGCTTTCTCACGGCATCGACGGCAATGACATCGAAGCCATGAAGAAAGCAAAGGAGGAACTGCATGAATACCTGATCGAACGGTAGCCCTGGACCCTTCCAGAAAGGAGACAGCGTCATGTTCACGAACAAGACCTATGACATTTTGAAGTGGATCGCACAGATCGCCCTCCCGGCCTGCGGCGCTCTTTACTTCGGACTTTCCCAAATTTGGGGCCTCCCCTACGGGGAGGAAGTGGTGGGCACCATTGCCGTGGTTGACACCTTCCTCGGTGCCCTGCTCGGCATTTCCGCAGCCACCTACAACCGAGACACGAAATGACCCCAGCCGCACGGCGGCATCCTCTCAGAAAGGAGATCCAACATGAGCGAAAAAAAGAAGAAAGCCCCGGCGCTGAATATGCGCTATTACAACGGGGAAATCGACGATGATCTCCCCTATGTCGGCGTCCTGAACCTCGACGAAGAAACGGGGCTGATCTACGATGAAGAAGGGGACGTGGTGGATGAGGACACCATCGCCTCCTTTTTCGAGGGTGACGGAAAGGGGGAGGACTGATCATGAGCAACAGCAGCCTGGTCTCCTACACCAAACTCAGCCCGAATCACTCCGGCAAGCGGACCCACAAGATCGACACGATCACCATCCACTGCATGGCCGGGAATCTGAGCGTCGAAAGCTGCGGGGCGATCTTCGCTCAGAAAGCCCGAAAGGCGTCCAGCAATTACGGCATCGGCAGCGACGGGCGGATCGCCCTTTATGTGGATGAGAAGAACTGCTCCTGGTGCAGTTCCAAGAGGGCGAATGACCAAAGGGCAATCACCATCGAAGTGGCCAACACCTCGGCAAGCCATCCGTGGCCCTGCTCCGAAAAGGCATACGCCGCCCTGGTTGATCTCGTTACCGACATCTGCAAGCGGAACGGGATCAAGCAGCTGCTCTGGAAGGGAGACAAGAGCCTGATCGGCCAGGTGGACAAGCAGAACATGACCGTCCACCGGTGGTTTGCAGCCAAAGCCTGCCCCGGTGACTGGCTCTATTCCCGCCACGCTCAGATCGCCGCAGAGGTGAACAAGCGCCTCAACGGGACCGATGACGGGGAGGCGAAAGCCAAAGCCGGGACCGGCAGCAAGCCTACCGCCGCCTCCCCTGCGACCTTCACCCCGTACATGGTCAGGATCAGAGCCGCCGTGCTGAACGTCCGCAAGGGGCCATCCACGGCCTGCCCCATTACCACGCAAATCCGCAGAGGCGGATACTTCACCATCGTCGGTGAGGAAAACGGCTGGGGCAAACTCAAGAGCGGGGCCGGGTGGATCTACCTGGAGTACACCGAGAGGGCATAGCCATGGGCACCATGATCGGATGCGCCCTCACGGCGGTGATCTTCGGCTGGACCGGTTTCGTGGTCGGCTTCGTTCTCGGATACGACACCCGGAGGAACCAGCAGGCAAGATGCCAGGACAACCCCGAACAGTAAGAAAGAGGACAGGCGCTTCATGCGTCTGTCCTCGGTTCATTCAGGCCCCGTTGTTTGGCCCTGTGTGCGATTTTGAAATCGGGTGGAATGGAATTACCTATGGCCCAGGCCCGTGCGCTGTTTTTTCCAATGGAAAAATCAGACGCATTCAAAGCCGTGGCGCTTGAGGTACGCTTCCGCCTGCCGCTCTTGCGTGAAGGTCCGGGATTTGCGCTTCTGGCGGTCCCTGCCGATGACCACCGTGGAGCCGATGCCCTGGATGATCCAGCAGTTCTTCCCGTTTTTGAAAACGGGGTTGTAGTAGACGGCGTCGCCCTTTTCGTTCATCATTTTCATTTCAGAATCCTTTCTGCCCTCGTAACCTCCGGGGCGGGACCGATGTTAGTGGGAGAGGTGGCCGCTGGCCTTCCAGCGTTGAAGCTGGGCCGGGGTGTAGGCTTCCCAGCCGGTAAGCTGGTCGATTGCCAGCCAGAACGGCTCGGCAGGGTGGCCTTCGAGGTCGACCCCGTAGTCGGCCACCCGGTAGCTCTTGAGTGGGACCAAGAGCTGGATGTAGGACCGGGCAAGCGCCTCACTGGAGAAGCGGACCGTGGAGCGGATGACGGGAGCGTAATACATAGGATGACCTCCTCCCCGTAAGCCCGATAGGACAGGCAGATTTCAAAACTCGTACCCGGCACACCGGGCGGTTTCCACGATGGCGTTGAAGGTGCGCTTCCCGATGGTGTCGTACCAGCGGTTCTTGTAGGTCATGCCGTCCTTTTTGTAGGTGACCTCGCAGACCCCGGAGTTCCGGTTGACGAACACCCGGACGGTGTATGTCTGCTTCATGGTCCCATGCCAGAGGACCTCGATTTCCTGTTCCCATTCACGCTGGAGAATCAGTCCGTCGCAACGCTTCAGGATTTCGCTCTCGATAGGCTGCTCGGAGAAGCCGTTCTCCTTCAGCAGATCAACCAGGTTCTTCTTCGGTGCGTTCATTTTCAAGCCTCCTTGATTTTGATGAGGTCCTGGTTCCCAAAGCAATCGGTGGCCAGGATGGTGATCGTTTCAGGGGAAACGCGAAGCACGGAAAAGCTGTAAAGTTTACCGGGCATCCGGTTCAACGCTGCACAGATTTTATTTGCGTCGAAGGGCTGGCCGTTTACCGTGTTCTTGACGGTGCGCTTCGCACCTTCGTAACCGTTCACTCTATCGTATGCGTAGTTCGAGAGGCTCATCGCAATGCCGGACTTGCGGCCAGAAGCAAAGATTTTATACATTTGAGGTTCCTCCGTTCCTTTAGGTTGTCTGTATATTACCATGCAAGCGCGTGGTTTGCAAGTCATTTTTGAGGAATAATCTGCACAAATATACACACAAGCGCATGGTTATAATGACGAATTGACAAACCCACGCATACGCCTTATAATGGCGGGTAAGAAACCAAAGAAACGGAGGAAACGGCCATGAGGAAGATGACGCTTTCCGATAACATGACCAAGATCGACAAGAAATGCATCGAAGCCGGGATCACAAGGGCTGATCTTTCCAGGCGGAGCGGCGTTCCAATTCGGACCCTGGAATCATGGGCAAAGAGGCAAAGGGTCCCCCGCGACGTTTACGTCTTGCTGAAGGTAGCCCAGGCGCTGGACTGCCGGATAGAGGATCTGATCGAACCGGAACCGGAGGGAAAGGCATAAAACCAAACCACGGCCCTTCTGGTTCCAAGCACAAAGAAAACCGCCCACGGTTCCTTTTTAGAACCATGAGCGGTTTTTACTTTATCGCCGCATCGGGTGGAGCGGCATGGCCAGGATGAACACCGAGCCAACAAAGAAGATGGCTGCGGGGTTCGCCTGGCTCCCCATTGGTGGAGGCCCGGAGAGGTTATACGAACCCTCCGTCCCGGCCAGACTTTCAGCTTCCAGAACGATCTCGCGATCAACCGTGTTCCGGGACCCGGAATAATTGAACGCGACCCGAATGCGGTCATCCCAAAGATACACCGCAGCGACGAAAGTGTCAATAACCTTTCGACGAAAAGCCTTGTCGTTCCGATCTCCGCCCCGGAACTTCTCCAGCCAATAGACCACGAAATCCCGCTCAATGTGGGTGATCGCAGCCTCCTCCACAATGATGGCGTTTTCCAGGCGGGACCCTTCGGCCTCCAGTTCCTGGAGCCGCCGCTTCGTGGTGGGGGTCAGGATCCCGGCCTCGATGGCCTTCATTACGTTGTCGGTGGCCTTTCGGTTTTCGGCAAGTTCCGCCCGGAGAGAGAGCAGCTGCGCCGAATTTGCCTCCCGCTCTTGGTAGGCCATGACCTGGTCGGCAACCCATTCAATCACGTCAGGCTTCAGAACCGCATCCAAAGTCATGTCCACCACGGCCTGCTCGATCCAGTCCCGGACCACATTCTGCTTCGAGCAAGACTTCTCGGTCCGGCGCTTTTGGCAGACATAATAGTGATGGAGTTCCCCATGCTTCCCGGTTCCGGCCACGCCCACCATCGGGGATCCGCAGGGACCACAGAACAGCTTCCCGGTGAGCATATATTCCCCGTTTTCCCGGTGCCGCCCCTGGGGATTCTTCTTCGTTTTCAATTTTTCCCCCACCCCCAAAAAGAGCGCCCGATCAACGATGGAGGGACAGCCGCCCTCCACCCGGACATCGGAAAAGGAATAGACCCCGATATAGGTCTCATTCGAGAGCATCCGCCGAAAGGAATTCTTGTTCCATAGACCCCCACGCTTCGTGCGGATCCCCCGCCCGTTCAGGTCGTTACAGAGGTCCACAAAGGGAACGCCCTCGGCCACCTTTCGGAAAATTTCACGGACCACCTCGGCCTCGGCAGGTTCCAGGGCAAAGCGTCCGTCCTCCCCTTTCCGGTAGCCAAACGGGATGGAGCCGCTGTTCACCTTGCATTCAAGAGCGTTCGAGTGCATCCCCCGTTTGATATTTTGGGCAAGGTTGGCGGAATAATACTCGGCGGACCCTTCGAGAACGCTCTCCAAAAGGATCCCCTCCGGGCCGTCCGGTATGCTTTCCTTTGCAGAGAGGACCCGGACACCGTACCGCTTCAGCCGGTATTTATAGGTGGCGGAATCATACCGGTTCCTGGCAAAGCGGTCCGTTTTCCAGACCACCACATAGGACCACCGGCCATGAGCGGCGTCCTTCATCATCTGCTGGAATTGGGGGCGCTTGTCGCTGGTGCCGGTCAGATGCCGGTCAGCGTAGACCTTCACGATGGAGAGGTTATTCAAGCGGCAATAAACCTCGATATCCCGGACCTGATCTTCGATGGAGGTGTCCTTCTGCGAGTGGGAGGAATACCGGGCATAGACCACGCAGTTCTGCGGTGCCAGCTGATCAGTCGGCATTGGTTACATCCTCAATCGCACCGGTGGACGCATCGATGATAAAGGAACCGAGAAGCATCCCAGAGGGCATGACCTTTGCATCGTTTTCTTCCCCATCCACATATTCATAGGTTGAGACAAACAGCAGGCCATCCGCATAGTTCAACCGGGTGGTGGTGCCCGTTCCGAAATTCACAAGGAAATGGACCTCATCGTCAGAGCCGAAATGCTTCAGGAAATACGAGAGCGCATAGTCGACCATTTCACCGGATCCATTCACCCGCGCAAGATACCACTTCCCGGTCACGTCATTATTCACCGGGCTGGGTCCGTACCAGGTGAGATCATCAATGTCCTTCCCAAGGGCGGGGTCAAAGGGCTGAACCGGTTCCACGGCTTCAGGCTGCGCCCCCGGATCTTCGGCGGCTTCCGCGCTCGGCGCTTCGGTTTCGACAGGGGCGGCTTCCTCATTCGCCGGGGATTCAGCGGCCACAACCTCGGTCTCAGGCGGAGCGGCAGGCTGCGACCCGGTCATCCCCTGGATCACGCCAAAGATGATGGGCAGGACCACGATGACGGCAAGCCAAAACCACCATTTTTTGTAGAGCGGCTTTTTTTGTTTTTCCACAGCGAAAACCTCCTTATTCAATTTTTAAGG